AAGGCTTCGCGCCACATCACGCATCTGTTACTTACTGAGGCCCAGATGGCCCAGGCCATAAGGCAACGGGAGATCACCGTCAGGCTGGACACTTGCAGGATTTTCACCTACAGCAGTGAGCTTACCCTTGGTCGGATGACACACACATCTCCGTACATAGAGCTCGTCAATAACCTCATGGTTAGCGGCGTCTCCAGGGACGGTTTGCTCAAGTACACCATGCCCACCGAGTTAGGGGATTGCGGTTCTCCTTTGAGTATCGCTGAACCCAAACATTGGGGTGGTAGGGCGCTGTTGGGCATTCATGTGGCTGGGCAAGCTGGATCTATTTCGAGATTTGGCATGGCTACCATTTTGACCCAGGAGAATGTGGCATATGCGCGTTCGAAGTTGAGTTGTTATGAAGATTCCTTCATCAACAATTGTATGGAGCGCGACATTCTTGTTGCCCATGATCCTGAGGGAGAGCGTGCCATCACACAAGCAGGTCTTGTGAGCGGGTCGATGACTTACATTGGCACCGTCGACAAACCTCTATATGTGGCAGGCAAGTCGAAGATCAAGCAGAGTGCTGCTTATGGTCTGTTCGACGATATTGCCGGCCCTTGTCCCAATGGGGTGGCTCACTTGAAGCCCTTTTACAAGGATGGTACTCGTATTGAGCCCATGGCCAAGGCCATGTCTGCTTACCAGAGCCCACTCGAGTATAGGCCAGTTGAGGACATGCAGGCTATCGTTGATTTAGCCACAGGCCCACACTTTCACGCCACCAGGCATGCGCCTAGGTACATCCTTACTTTTGATCAGGCTGTCGTTCCAGACGAGCCCATGAAGGTGAAGAATATCCCACGCGACACGTCACCTGGCTATCCATATCGTTTAGCTGGCGATGTCGGTAAGAAGGGCCTGTTTGGAAGCGGTGATCAGTATGAACTCAAAGGTGAGAAGTGTGCAGCTCTCAGGGAGGATGTCGCTCGTATTATTGATGCGGCCAAGCGTAATGTTAGGCTTGCACATTTGTTTGTCGATTTCCTCAAGGATGAGCTACGCCCTTTGCACAAGGTTGAGCAAGGTGCGACGCGCGCCATTTCTGGTGCGGCGGTGGATTATACCATTGCTGTGCGTATGTACTTTGGTGCGTTCTTGGCTGCGATGTTCTCGCACCATACTGAGTCAGGTATGGCGCCTGGTATCAACCACTATACTGAGTGGTCGGAGCTTGCCAATAATATGGTCAAGTTTGGAGGCGAGAAGGTGTTCGGTGGCGATTTCTCCAGGTTTGATGCTTCCGAGCAGCCCTATGTGCATATGCACATTCTTGGGTATATCAACCGCTGGTACAAGTTCAACAACCCAGATTGGTGCAAGGAGGACGAGCAAGTTAGGGATATTCTCTGGCTTGATCTTATCCATTCTAGGCACCTCACTGGCCTTAATGGTCGGATGGAGCACATCGTGCAGTGGAATAAGTCGCTACCGAGTGGACACCCTTTGACGACACCTGTCAACTCTTTGTACTCCCTCATTACCCTCACCGCATGCTATGTGCATTCTCTGCCAAATAGAGATGTGCGTGACATGTGGAACTATGTCTACATATGCACTTTTGGAGATGACAATATCGTTGCCCTTTCAGACACAGTGGCCGAAGTCTTTAATCAGACCACTGTGGCGAAGAAGATGGATGAGCTTTTCGGGCTTGTTTATACTTCTGATAAGAAGGAAGCCGAGCTCATCAAATATGAGTCCATTGAGGACATCACTTTCCTTAAGCGCTCCTTTTCCCGCCAGCCTATAGGAGGCTCCGCTTGGAGTGCACCCTTGGTCAAAGAGAGCTTTCTCTATACCCCCTACTGGTATAAGAACTCACGTGACCAACGTGGCGATCTGTATGAGAACATGACGCACTGTCTTGGTGAGATGTGCTTGCATGAGGAGAGTGTGTGGGAAACATACTTTCCACCAATCGAGGCTTGGGCCACCGAGAACGATTTTAAACTTCCCTTTTACAATAGGGAGACTGCTCGTGCTTGGATTGCGACCCGTGCCGACGTTTGGTATTAGGCGTATATACGGGCTTACCATTCATAAATACCGTGGCAACGGTGTATGGTTAGTTGTCAGGAAAGCCTCACCCTTGGGCATTGTCCCTTACTACTCAGGCTGAGCCAGAGAGATTTGCCACACTTGATGCCAGGTTGTGTTGCCAGCATCTCGTATATAGACACACTAACAATGAACCAGCAATGACAGAGAACTGTGACTCTATAACCAGTTTAGCCATTAATGGCGAGCCTGTACATACAGGTGTTATGTCCTTCATTGATGAAGCGACCGTCTGTGCCGAAACTGAAGAGACGGCCCCAACGGTAAGCTTCCTTCGTGGTGACACGGACGTGCAAGATCTCAAGGAGTATTTTCGCCGTCCACGCTTGATTGCGAATTACACTATGGGTGCAGTGCGCTCTAGTTTGTTTCAGGCGAATGTGAACGTAGGTTTGCTGTTCACCACTTGGTTCCCTAACGGAGCCATCAGGTTGTCGGGTGTGCAAGGTGTGAGATTTACTATGAAATTTTCCACCACCATCGCGAGCAGCCCTTTTCACCAGGGTGTTTTGGCTTTATCTTTCCAGCGTGATGGGCAAACTGTAGATGTGGATCAATTTTGTAGGTCCAACAGCAATGCTTTGTGCACACAGTTGCCACATGTCAAGTTAGACTTGGCTGAGCACACCATGGTGTCTCTTGAGATACCATGGTTTGCTGATCTCGACTATCTTGATTTGTCCACCCAGGCTCCGGTATTCAATTATGGTGTTATTGCCATAAATCAGATTCTGCCTACACCCGTGTTGGCTAGTGCGGGTGCTCCTACTGGTAAGGTGTATCTCCATCTTGAGGATTTGGAACTCATAGGGTCTAGGCCCTATACTGAGACCCTTATTGTCGCTCAGTCTGGTGACGTACGTTCTTCTACCGTTTCTACCCGCGGACCACCTATGTCCGAAGTTGAACTTCGCAAAGGTGGTGTTCTTAGTAACGTAATGGGTTCCGCCGCTAATTTAGCATCCGCGGTCGGACGTATACCTCCCCTTCGGGCTATTGGTGGCACTGCTGCTTGGGCCCTGGCCTCCATGTCCAAGGCGGCATCTGCTTTAGGATATTCTAAGCCTAGAGTTGAGGTTGAGCCGCACCGCATGTACAAATCTGATTACGTTGGGGATATAAATGTTGATATGCCCAACCCAGCCTTTAGTTTAGGTGCTTTTGCAACTAATAAGCTTAGGGTGGATTCAACATTCCCTGGTACCGAGACAGATGAGATGGCATTTTCCCACATTCTGAGTAAGTATTCCCAGATTGCAGTGGGTGAAATGAATACTTCTGATCCGGTTGGCACTAGGCTTTACGCCACTCAGATTAGTCCTTTTTATTTTTGGTACAGGAGTAACCTTGTTGCAAGGCCAACAGGTAATCTTCCGTTTCCCGCTACCTCCTCGCTTACTACCAACGCTATACAACCTAGCATTCTATGCTATTTTGCTCAAATGTTTAGGCAGTGGCGTGGCGGGCTTAAGTTTAGATTCCACTTCGCCAAGACTAAGTTTCATGCTGGCAGGGTTATTATAGGTTTCGTTCCAGGGCCTGTAGAGCGACCATCTACCGTTGTTGGTGATGCCGTTGTACCGGCTATGGAAGTTACTGCTGCTGGTCCTCAACCATTTTCCTATTGCAAGACTTTTGATTTGCGTGATAGCAATATCATTGAGTTTGATGTGGATTACATCTCGCCCTTCTTGTATACAGGAGTTAATGGTAGTACCGGTGGTTTGACCATGACAGTTTTAGATCCATTGATAGCCAACGGTGAATCGTCCACTAATATACAGTTTTTGGTGGAAGTTTGTGCAAAGGATGATTTTGAATTTGCTTTTCCCGCAGTACCTGGTTTGGCGGCTCTTACTGGTAATTCCAGTTTTGCGTTTATCCAATCAGGTGTCGGTGCTAATTCAAGGCCTGACGTTGACCAGTATACGTCTGGTGAGCGTATTTTGTCCGTGAAGCAACTAATCATGATGCCTAATTACACAAATTACGATCAGCCGAACGCGCAGAACGTAAAGACATCATTGCCTTTGTTTTCTTACTATCCTAGATTCCCTAATACTGTGCCAATGGCTGTGCTTTCTAGGTACTTTGCTACCAGTAGAGCCGCTTTGGTCTCAATGTGTTACGCTTACTTCAACGGATCGACTTCGTACCATGTTTATAGGGACGGCGACGATTTCAATGTATCTGCCCTTATTTCTTACGATCCTTCAGATAGTAATGAAAAGAATACTGCGCTTAATGGGGCTTCCGCATACACGCACAGTAGTTTGGTGCCTGGCAACTTTGCCTACACCAATTTGGGCGCTGGACATTATGAGTGCCCTACTTACTCACGTTTGGCTAGGGTGTCTATTAGATCTAGTTTCCCAGATTCTGATGCTACCCGGAATTTCACACCGGGCGCATCTACGATGAAAGGGACGCAAAGGGGAACTTATGCCTCCCCACAATTAACCGTTAGGAATACTAGCGGGCGCACTAAGAGAGTGGTTATCTCTTATGCTGCAGCCGATGATGCA